CGGTCTTCCCGTCCCCGGCGTTGTTGATGAGCCCGCCGATACGCTGGTAGCACGCGTCGACCTCGGCGCCAGCGTCGAACGCGGCGGCGTCTACGTCGGCTGTTGCGTCCCAGAGCAGGCGCAGGGAGAACCCCGAGAGCGAGCCCTTGACGCTCATAATCTTGGCGTCCGCTGTGCCGAACGCTGAAGCGTCGAAGGCGCTGGTCGCGGTTTCCTCCCCCGAGCCGTCACCGACGATCGAGAGCTTGATGACCACGTTACGGGTGCCGTTCAGGACCGTCTGCTTGGTGACGGTGTTCGCCATGGCTCAGCCCCCCTTTTTCTTGGACGCCGCCTTGGGCTTCGCCTTGGGCTTCGCACCCGCGGCGAGGGCGGCAAGCTGCCGGGGGCCCAGGAGACGGTACTTGTCCGCTGCGTCGCGGGCGGCGATCTCCGCCTCCTCGCGGGTCGCGAAGACTCCCTCGTAGAGGGTCAGGCCTCCGCTTTCGACGCGGACGGTGGAGTATCCCCCCTCCGCCGCGCCGATCCGGACGCGCACGGTTAGCGCTCCTTGGACGCGAAGACGTAGTCGACCGTCATCGTCTTGGCGGCAGCCGCACCGTTCTGGATGCCGAAGCTGATCGTCAGCTCCTCGTCGTCCGGGAGGTTGGTCACCGCCGACGTGCCGATCTGCACGCCGTTCACGTAGTAGCGGATTGCGCTGTCACCGTCGTAGTCGAACGCTACCGTGATGTCGGTGGCATCGACGACTGTGGCGATACCCGTGGCCGTGGTCGCGGTGCTGTCCTTTATCACCACGAAATCGAGCAGCGCGTCGCCATCGTCCTTGCGGAAGTAGACGCCATCTGTGACCGCGAGCGGGGTGGTGTCGGTGATCTGCAGCCCCATCACGAAGTCGCTCTGGGTCGCGTCGCTCACCTGGAACAGCGCCTTGAAGAACAGGCGCTTGCCGGTGGCGAACTTGAAGCTCTCGCCGACCTTCTGGAAAAAATCCCGGTCGTCGTCGGCGTCGTCGTTGGTGATCAGGAGCCGGCCGCCGTCGGCGTTGGTAATCGCCTCCGTAGCGTCGCCGGCGCCGCCCTCAGTCGTGGTGATCGTCCAGTCCGCCGCCGTGAACGTATCGAAATCGTTGAAGTAGGTGTGCCACTTCGTCGGGTCGAGCATCCCGAACTTGTAGAGCGGATCGCCCGGGGAGGTGTTGGACACGCCAGAGCGGAAATGCGTAGGACCGTTCGACATCGACAGAGCCTCCTAGCTCCAGCCCCGAGGGGCCACCGAGGAAACGAAAAGAGCCGCCCAGGTTTCCCCAGGCGGCTCTCCCATTGAAGCGATAACGTACCAGACTAGGGACGCTACTGCAACAGATCAGGCACCGTTGGCGCCGTAGGCACCGCGCCAGTCCGACCAGCCGAAGCTGAATCGGCAGGAGCTCTTGAACCGGTAGTTACCGGTCTCGAACTCGGGCTCCATGCTGGTCGTCAGGCCCTTGCGCTCAAAATGGACGAGCCCACGCGGCGCGTCCGTCTTGATGTACCAGGAGTCCGGGTCGGTCAGGTAGTGATTGACCTTCGTCCCGTCGGGGAAGATCCCCATGTTCTTGAGCGCGTTGGTGTCGTTGTCCGCGGAACCGCTGCGGAGGCTCGACGCCAGGATACGCTCTGCGGCGAACATATTGCTCGTCGGGATCAGAAGCCCGCGCGCCTGCACGTTGATCGGCAGGCCACGGTTGTCCTTCCACTGGCTGATCGCGATGACCGCGTCCTCCAGCGCCGTCTCGGAGATGTCGGCCGAGACGGTATTCGACTGCACCGGCCCGCTGACCAGCGGGTGCGATGCGGAGAACAGCGGAACCCCGTCGCCCCCGTTGAACCCGGAGGTGTGGCCGTTGTTCAGGACGTTCGCCCCGATCTGGTTCCGCGTGTGAGCGTGGGACCGCGCGAGCGCCTTGGTGTAGCGCTTGCTGATCGAGTCGTACTGGTTGTCGTCCATGGCTTCCTCCGTGAGGGAGAACGCCAGGGCGTACGTCTTGTGCAGATAGCGCGCGGTGTAGAACTCCTGCGCGGTATCGTATGAGACGTTCTGACCCTCGCCCTTCTCCGGCGCTTCGCCGAAGGTGGAGAGGGCGACTTCCTCCTCGAAGGCACGAGTCGACGTGTCCTTCTCGAAGATTTGCTCGTACTCGCGCTCGTAGCGCTTGTACTCGATGCCAAAGAGGGCGTGGAGACCAGGCTCCAGCTCCTTGGCGATTTGACTGCGGCTGATTGGCACTGTCCGGCCTCCTTACGACGCAGCAGGGTTGTTGTACGCGTGCTCGTGGACGATCACTTCGACCACCACGTGCTCCGCGAACGAGTTCGCCGGCCGGTGCACCATGTCGAGCATCCGGAACGTCGCGACGGTACCCGACAGCGCGCCCAACTCGATGATCGAGTTGCCGGTCGTCGTGCTCCCAGCCGCATAGGTGATCATGTCCGCGTAGCTGCCGCGGTCGGTGATCGCCGGCGTCTGACCCGTGGTGCACTGGATCTCGAACACCAGCATCGGGTCGTCGTAGACAAGGAAATCGACGTTCACCGACGCCGCATTGCCGTCGTAGAACGAACGGAACACGACGTTCTGAGCCCCGGTGGTCGGGTCCTCGTACTGGCACCCGGCGAAAACGCCGAGGATAGTGTCGCCGGCGGCGGCACGAACGATACGACCGGACGACCACTTGACGGGATCACCAAAGAAAATCGTGGTGGTGTAACCGTCTGCAGCGGCGCCTTTGTACCAGTTCGCCCGAATTACGCCTCCGGCGAGATGGCGCGTCGGTCGGAGACCGAAGGGCGCATCAACATTCGCCATTTTCCAATCCTTTCAGGATGGAGGGTTCTAGGGGGTAGTGCCCGCGTCGGTGTCGAACGACGGGGCCTTGCCGCGAGTCACGCGCTCGGCTCTCTCACCGGAGTCGTTCGTGAGTGGCATCGAAGGGTGCCGCTCCTTGAACAGATCGGTGTCGATCGCCCGGGTCTTCTGCGCGGTCTGGCCCTGATAGTGGCGCATGCGCGCCTCCATCTTCGCCTTGGGGATCGCAACAAGAGCGACGTCGTTGAACCCAACGACACCGTCGAATTTTGAACCCTGGTGTGAGCCGACCTTGAAGTCCGGAACCTCATCCTTCATCACAAAGCGGTAGCCTTCCCGCATGCGCGCCTGGAGAGACCGTGCGTCGTCCTTCCCACCCGTGGAGATGCGGATCCACCTGAGATGCAGGTCCGGGCCAAGGTCCGGCAGCTCGAGGTTGGTTGGCACTTCGTAGGTGGCAGGGACCTCCGTCGCCTCGCGCGACTGGGTGTTACGCGTCTCGCTTTCACGGTTTGATCGAGTCATTACACAGCCCTCTTACTTTCACGTTCATGGTTGGTGGGTAGGACGCTACTTTCGGTGGGCGGCGTACTGCTCGTACGTCACCCCCAGCTTGCGGGCGATCGCCTGCTCGCGTTCTGACAGCTGGGGGGATCTGGTTGAGCGGGACCGGGCGGGGCCCGGCACTCCCGCGACGGCGGACGGCCGGCGAGTGCCGCCGGTGTCCGGAAACGCAGCGGCGATCCGGGAGTCGAGCTCCCGGTAATACGCCGGTGAATCCATTGCGTAGCCTTCGCGCTTGAGCGCCGCGTCGACGGCGTAGGCGGCACCGGTCTTGGCGTCGTCCTTGCCGAACCACTGGTTCCGCTCCGCCCACGCGACCGCGGCGGGCGAAGGACGCTGCGCCGACGGCTGCTGCGGCTGAGCCGACGGCTGGGCGGGAGCTGCGGCCGGTTTCGGCTGCTGCTGCTCCATCCGCTGCCGCGTGTACTTGAGCGCGTTCGCCTCGAACTGTGCGTCGTTGTGCTTCGCCAGCACCTCAACGTACCCGTTGGTGTCGCCAACCTCCAGCGCGTCCGCCATCTCCTTGCGGTATCGCACCAGCTCGGCGTCCTTCGACGCGATCCGCGCCTCGACCAGCTGTCGTTCGGTGCTCTGCACCCGCGGGCCCGCCTGCTCGAACTGCGTCCGAAGCCTCGCGTGGTCGTCCAGCAGCTTGCGGGTCTGCGCAGCGCCGGCGGCGTTGCGCGCCTCGGCATCCGCGAGGTTCTTCTCCAGCTGGCGGCGCGACAGGCGCGGCGGCGCTCCGTCGGCGGCGGCCGGAGCCGCGTCATCGTCGTCATCGTCCTCAGTGCGTGCCGGCGCGGGCGTAGGGCCGTCGTCGTGCAGGACCTGCCGGGCCGGCGGGCGGGTCTTGTCCTCCGGCGCCGCCGGCTCCAACCGGTCTACCGGCTCGTCGTCGATCGAGGCGGGAGCGTCGTTCGAGGATTCCGTATCGTGGCTTACGCGCATGTCACACCGCCCGCTTCAGGAGGTCGGGGTTCTCGATCACGCCGAGGATCTCGTCGTCGTTGATCATCCGGTACGGGGCCTGGTCGGAGGCTTTCACCTCGAACTCAGCGCCCTTGTACTTGTTGATCAGGACGAACTGCCCCGGCTGGACCTTGTCCCCTCCGAACTTCTCGTCCGAGAACGCTGCAGGGCCCACGGTGATCACCTTCGCGACCATCGCCAGGTTGCGCTGCACGTCCTGGGACGACGGCGGCAGGAGGATTCCTCCTACCTGCTTCACCTCGGGCAGCAGCTGCACCAGCAGCCGATACATAAACGGGCGCACCGGCGCTCCGCCGTTAGCGTCAGACATCCTCGCCCTCCATATTTTTCATTCGCTTCTCGAACTTCTCCAGGGCCATCGCCAGCCCCTGGTAAAGTCCGCACTGGTAGTGGTAGTCGGCGGGGTCCCTAAACCGCCGGGCGATCGTCGCGTCCTTGATCGTGCGCATCTCGGCGGTCACGTCCGCGGTTACGGCGTCCTTCAGTCGGGAGAGCCCGCTCATTTCGCGGGCCTCCGGGCTTCAAGCCGGAGCTCTTGGTCGGCGCGATCGTTGTCTCGCGCCATGTTCTCGATCCGCGCGGCGGTGTCCCGCTCGGCGCGCGCCATCTCGCGGTCGGCGATCTCGGCGTCGTGCATTGCCTCGCGGGTGTCGACCTCGACGCGCGCCTGGGTCTCGCTCTCGCCGGTCTTGGCCCTGATCATGTCCGCCTGCGCCTTGACGACCGCAGCGTCGGCCTTTTTGCTTTCCAGCTGGAACATCGGATCCTGCTGGGCCTGCTGCGCCTTCTGCGCCTGGGCGAGCTGCTGGCGCTGCTTCGCGAGCTGCTGTGCCGCCTGGGCCTGGGCTGCCGCGACGTTGTGCGCGGCCTGCCCCATGTCAGCGTACTCTCCGGTGTCCGCCTGGTCGGTGGCCGCGTAGTCCGGGGCCGGCGGGAGCTGCATGCCCGTGGCCGCCATGATCTCCTGGCGCTGCATGTACGCCATGTGCTGGCCAATCAGCGCGTCGATGCGCGCCATCAGCACCTGGGCGGCCTGCGGGTTGCCGACCGCCTGCGCGGTGCCCGGGTCGGATTTCTTGGCGGACAGGAACGCGATGTGCGCCAGATGGTTCTGCGCCGGGTATGCCTTGGTCGGCCGTCCCATCAGGATCGCGTAGAACTCGGTCGCCGGGTCCATCGCCGGCGGCTCGCCGCGGTACGGCAGGAGGCGGTCGATGTCCTCGGTGCTCAGGTTGAGCGACTTCAGCATGAACCGCACCGCGCTGGGGCGGTCGACTTCGCCCGGGAACTGCGTGGCGACCTGCGCGATCGCCTGCGCCTTCACGACACGCTGCGCGTCGCTGAACGCCGTCGGATCGGCGACCGGCATGATCTGGATGGTGGCGAAGTCCGCTGAGTAGACGACGCCGTCCTTGCCATCCATCGGGAACGGATAGCTGCCGTCGATCTGCTCGGAGTTGATCCGGCGAAGGATCCGGAACTCCTCGGTCTGCGCGCGGTAGAGCCGTAGGTAGACCGCGCCCAGCTGGCTCATGGTCTGCTCGAGCAGCATGCTCGTGGTGCCGACCGGGCTCTCGTTGGTGCCGACCGACTTGCTGTCGACGTCGACGACCGCGCCAAGCCTCCGGCTGATCTCGACCATGCCCGTCAGGAGCGCCATCAGCGTTTGCGAGGGCTCCTTGTATGGGAGCGGCATGATGCTGTCGGAGAGCCGCTCGCCGAACACATCGACGTCGACCCATTCGCCGAAACCGATCGCGACGTCGCCCTCGTCGTTGGCGATCTTCAGCCCGCGGGTCTTGAACCCACCCTGCAGGTTGGCGAATTGCCCGGCGTCGACCAGCGACCGCATGGCGGTCGTGGCGGTCTTCTGGAGATTGCCGAGCAGCTGGACGTAGCCCTGGCCGTAGAACCCGAGCCCGGGCATGAACTTGTAGTGCGCGTAGTGGACGACGGGGGTCTCGAACGGGTCGCCCTCCACCCAGTTCCGCCGGACGCTCACGACCTTGCGGCTTTCGCGCTCGAGCGTGACGACGTACGGCGCGTCGACCGGGAACGTCACGCCCGACCCATCCACCAGGTCGATGGCGTCGTCTTCGTCGGCGGGCGAGTCGAAGTTGTACCGGCAGCACACCTCCAGGAACTCGTTGCCTGGGTTGCTGTCCGACCCCTGCGGCTGGTCCTGACCGGTGACGTCGTCGACGACATCGCCGATTTCGCGGGTGGGCTTCACCTCGTTCGGCGTGAGGTCGACGTGCATGTAGCGCCCCGAACGGCACAGGCGGTTGTACTCGGACATCGAGAGCGTGAAGATGTGGGTGAGACGCTCGGCGGTGCCGAGGTCCGCTGCCCCGTAGTTGACGACGAAGTTGTCGACCTTCAGGAACCGCGCCGACGGGCGACCCAGCAGGTCGTCCTTCCACACCTTGCGGAACGCGGAGCCGACAAGCGGGAGGTAGTAGAGCAGCTGGTCGGTGTCGTCGAAGTACTCCGGCATCTGCTCGGTGAGCTGCCAGTTCATAAACGCCTTGACGCGGCCGGCGGCGACATCGCTCTCGTCCGTGGCCTTACCGTACACCCGTGTATGGACGGGGCCCTCGGGTGGGAACAGCGCCTGGAGCGCGCGGGCCTGGAACGCCCGTGCGTTCTCCTCGATGATCGGCATGGTCGCGGAACACGCGCCTTTGAAGGGGTAGCTGATGTCCTCCAGCTTGACACCGAGGAGCTTCAGCCCCTTGGCGATGTCCTTCTCCCAACTCTCGCGCGACCGCAGGTCCTCATCGACCCCGTCCGCGAGCTCCTCCCCGAGTTTGTCAAGGATGTCAGGGGGCAGGTACTCCGCGAGGTTGGCGTCGAACGGCGCGTTGTCGATCGTCGGATCGTCCTCGTTGGGGGTCTCGATGACCGCGCCGGAGATGTCCGCGCCGCCATCGACTTCGTCGTGCAGGACCTCGTTCGGCTGATACAGCTCGGGCTCGTTGGTCTCGCCCTGGACATCGACCCCGTCCAGCCGTCGGCTGCGCGGAACATCTGCGAAGGTGTCCGTCATATGTCGACGTCCTCGGGGTGTGGCTCCTCCCAGAACTGGCGGAGGGAGCTGAGCTTCGGGCGGTAGAGCGTCCCCTGGCGGGTCTTGAGCGCCGCGAGCCGGGCGACTTCGGCCTGCTGCTCAGTGGTGAGCTCGGCGACCGGGATCGCGCCGATGCGGCAGCGTACGAACCAGAGCCCGTCATGCCGCTCCGCACGGGGCGGGCGACGGACGGCGAGAATGTGCTTGCGGCGGTACGGGACGGCCTGCCGCACGGTCTCCATCATCACCCGGGCGGCGGCGGCTTTGTTCACCGCGGCGCTCCCTTCCGGGAACGGATCGCCTTCCTCGATGACGAACCCGTTCACAAAGGTCTTCAGCCCGTGTTCGAATGGATCGAGCATGGTCATCGGCCGGTACAGCGCCGGCCAGCGGTAGCGGTACAGCTGCCAGGCCCGAACATTCCACCTGCTGACGGTCGACCCGATACTGTGGTTGGTCTCGACCGGCAGGATTTCTCCGTCTGGCCCGTACCTGCCCATGTCAGATCAACACACCTCCGGCAGCGAGCCGGATCCGCAGTTGACGTTCGACCCAGTTGCGAAATTCCGTTTCATGCCCCTCCGCCGGGCGTGCGACCACCACGATATGCGAGTAGCAGCCCCCGGATAGCGCCGCGCCTGGGACACAAACGTCCCACTCCTGGGGCATGTTCCGCCGCACTGTATCACTTGTGGCCCACGAATCCACCACTAGCAATTTCTTGGTCACCAGTACCCCCTGGTCCCGCCGGTCCGCTTGCGCGCCGGAGCGTCGAGCGAGGTGGACAACCCGCCGCCGAGGCGGAGCATCTTCAGCGCCTGCGAGGTGCTGTCGACGTAGTCGTCGTTCTGGTCGGCGGGGAAGTTGGCGAGCTGGTTGAGCCAGCCCTGCGCCCACTCCTTGTCGAGCGGCGCGTAGATCCGATGCTGCTCGAACAGCGGCGCCACCGCGTGCAGCCGGTCGTCCTTCCGCCCTTTCGGCACGTACGTCCGCATGGGCAGGCCCATGGTCCGCAGCTCCTGGACCGCGGAGAGCCCGCTGGCCTTCGCCTCCACGATCGAGAAATCGACGCCGTGGTCGCGGTCGGCCTGGATCATCTGGGCCTTGAGCTCGCCGAATTGCCAGCGCCCCCGCCGGGCGCCGAGCAGAATGGCGCACTTGACCAGCGCCCCGTCCTTGTCCGGGTGCTCGAACACGCCCCACAGCGTGCCGGCGCTGAAATCGCTGTCGCGCGTCTGGCCGTACGCCGTGTCCCACGACGCCACGACCATGCTGCACTCGGGGGCCTTGCTCCCCTTCCACTCCTGGACGTCATCGCGCTTGACGATGCCGCCCCCGTCCGGGACCGGCTTCTGCTGGTACAGCGCCGACCACTCGCGCGCCCCGACCGCTTTCTTGGTCGCGAGCATCTCGTCGAGCGGATAGCGCTCCGGCCACAGCGCCGTCCCCGGCGTGCGGCCGAGCAGCAGTGCCGCGCGGTCGTCGAGGACCGCCGGGAACTCCAGGACCTCCCAGCCCTCGTTCGACGCCTCTTGCAGCACGTGTCCGGTCAGGTCGCCCAGGTGCCAGCGCGTTGCCACGATGACGATGGCGCCGCCCGGTGCCAGCCGCGTCCGCAGGGCCGAGCGGTACCAGTCGATGAGCCGGTTGCGCAGCGCCGCGCTCTCGGCCTCCTCGCGGTTCTTGATCGGGTCATCGACGAGGACAAGATGCCCTCCGCGACCGGTGAGGGGGCCGCCGACGCCGACGGCGTAGAAGTTGTTCCCCGTGGTCGTCCGGAAGCGCTGAGCTGCCGACGTGTCCTGCCGGATCTTCGTGTCCGGGAACAGTCCGGCGTACGCGTCCCCGTTCATAATTTCCTTGATCGCCCGGCCGCGATCGTTCGCCAGCTCCTGGGCGTACGTGGTGAAGATCACGTCGCGCCCACCGCGCCGGCCGAGGTACCAGCTCGGGAACAGGATCCCCGTCAGCTGGGTCTTTCCCATCCGCGGCGGCATCGCGACGATCAGCCGCTTGAGCGTGCCGGCCTCGATCCGCTCCATGGCGTCGATCATCCGGCGGATGTGCTCGGGCTCCTCGAAGCCCGGCATCACGATCCGGCAGTAGGACGCCAGGTCGTCGGCTGCACGTGCCACCGTCCGCCGGCGTGCCGCCTCCTCGATCTGCGCGAGCAGGGTCAGCTTTTCGGCAGGGTCCAGCCCGACCAGTGCCTGCTCGACGAGCTGCGGATTGGCGGTAATCGCGTCGACCAGGTAGTCGAGCTGCGAGGCGAAGCTAGTCATCGTCCCCACGTGCCTCCCGTGCCGCGGTCAGCAGTTCGTACTTGAGCCCTTCCATCGCCCCGACCAGCTCGAAGTACGCCACCCCCACCCCCGGGGAGCGCACGTCGCGGAACGCGAACCCTGTCGTGTACGCGTCGCAGACCGTGCCTGGCCCGTCGTCCAGCATCGCGACCACCGCGAGCGCGCAGACCCGGCCCGACGCGGCCTTCGCCTGCAGGTCCTCCAGCGTCGCCACGAGGTCGCTCCACCCCGTGCCTACGTACCGGACGTTGTCTTCAGTCATGGTTCAGCGTGAGCACGACAGGCCCGGTCACCCGGACCTCCTCGACGCCACCGACGACGACAACGATCTCGTCCCCCAGCCCGAACGCGTGCGACACGACGCCCGGGCGCGTTTCGAGCGCCTCCTGGAGCGCTTTGGTGGTCAGCTCGAAGTCCTGCATCTCACGCGTCTCCATTGCGGGGTGTCCAGCGGATGCCGCTGTCGCCGGTCGAGGCGATTGGGTCGATTTAGCGAGGGCCGAATATAAAAATTTTGCCCACTTAGCCCGTGGGGGCGGTTGGGCCGCTGTCGCCGGTTGGGGCGATTTAGCGGGGGCCGAATATAAAAATTTTGCCCACTTAGCCCGCGGGGGTGAGTAAGGAATCCGCGTCTGCGCGAGGGGGGCCCCCACCCGCCTGGTCCCCGGGCCTCACGGCCTGGGCCTGGACGGCGGCGCGGCGGCGGCGGCGCGGCGGCGGCGGCGCGGGGTCGCGCGCGCGCGCCCTTCCTTCCTTCTCTCGCCCTTCGGTCGACGCATGAGCCATGCAACGCGCCGCGAGGCTGGCTGCCGGTGTGCGGCCGGTGCAGCGCGCCAGTGGCGCACAACCGCCCACGCTACGCCCTGCCGGTGGCTC